TTTCTCGGACGCGCTCTATCTCGGGGGAATGCTGAACGGGGTTCCCTCCCAATACGTTCAATTCTCCGCGAGCGGAATCGAGATCGTCTCGCCCACCGCCATTACTCTCAAAGCTCCGACGATCAATTTGCAGGGGAACGTATCGCAAATTGACGGTACAATAACAGCGCAAACTGACGTTTTGACCGGGCCTACCAATATCAGTTCGGCCAATCACACTCACACTTCGGAGGCTCCGGGAACTCCCACCAGCCCGCCGTTACCATGAGCGCGATGATCTACAATACGTGGCTCCTCGATCAATCCGCGTGGGATCTCGTTCTGGACGCTTCCGGGAATATCGCGCTCGCACAGCCCCCTTACGCGCTCGCTCAGGACGTAGCCAGCGCAGTTCGAACCTTTCTCGGGGAGCTTTGGTACGATACAACACAAGGAGTCCCTTACTGGACTCAGATTCTCGGGAAGCTACCATCCTCATCTTTGCTGATCGAACTGATCAATCAGCAGGTTCTGAGCGTTTCCGGCGTCGTCAGTTCGCAGACGACCGTCGCCTCTTTTTCTCCCACTACTCGCGAAGTTACCGGGCAGATTCAATTCGTTGACAGTTCGGGAGTAACAACCACGGTGAACTTCTAATGAGCAGCGTTCCGCCTATTCAATTTACCGACTCCGGGGTTATCCTCCCGACCGAAGCGGCGATCCTTGCTGGCGTTCAGACTGACATGGACTCAGCTTTCGGGGGCGGCCTGAATCCTCAGCTCAGTTCTCCTCAAGGCCAAGTGGCCTCAAGCACGGCTGCAATCGTCGCCGATAAGGACAGCGAGATCGCGTACCTGGTCAATCAGTTTGACCCTCAGTACGCTTCAGGACGCTTCCAGGACGCTCTGGCTCGAATCTACTTCCTGACCCGCGAGCCCGCAACTTCGACCGTCGTAACGGCTACTCTGGGGGGTTTGTCGGGCACCACAGTTCCGGCCGGAACCTTCGCGCAGGACACGAGCGGGAATACCTACAGTCTGCTTTCGACGGTCGTTATCGGGGCTGGAGGGACAGTCAGTTCTACCTGGCAAAATGTCGCGACCGGGCCGATAGCTTGCGCTCCCGGCACGCTGACTCAGGTTTACCAGGCCGTCTCAGGATGGGATTCGATCACGAACCCCGCGGCCGGAGTGCTCGGCAATGACGTAGAGAGCCGGGCGGACTTCGAATTCCGCAGACAAAACTCCGTTGCCATCAACAGCAACGGGACGTGCCCGGCAATCTACGCGAACGTTTTCGAACAGGATAACGTTCTCGATTGCTTCGTCATCGATAATCCCGGCGGGGCTACGATCCTTTACGGGGCGACAAATTATCCCCTTGCTCCCCATTCCGTTTTTGTGGCTGTCGTGGGCGGCCTCGATGCAGCAATCGCTCAGGCAATGTGGCAAAAGAAAGATGTAGGTTGTAACTACGCGCCGTATCCTGTCGGAGGAAGTCCTGTTCCAGGCGACGGCTCGGTCAGTACCCTGACGGTTCAGGATACGAGCGGGTACGTTTATCCACAGCCAAGTTATCAAGTCAGTTTTTTGCGACCGGGCGCTCTTCCTATCCTCTTCGCTGTTTCAATTGCGAACATCCCTTCGCTTCCCGCAAACATCGCGACGCTGATTCAGAATGCGATCATCGCACAATTCAACGGTTCGAACGGCAATGCTCGCGCGCGCATCGGTTCGACCATCATCGCGGCTCAGTATTATGCAGCGGTTGCCACGGTTGGAAATAACGTAGTGCTCCTGAGCGTTCAGGTCGGAATCTCAGTCGCTAATCTGAATGAGGTCGGAGTAGGTATCGACCAAACTCCGTCGGTTAGTGCAAGCAATATTTCGGTAACCTTGGTCTAACTATGCAAAACGTAGAACAGACCATCATCAGTCAGTACGGCAATTCAGCCACGATTACGCAGCTCATCAATAACATGAATGCGTATATCGATCCGTCCATCGATATCGACAATTTCTATAATTTTGTCTTCAACGTCGAAACGGCGCAGGGTTTCGGACTCGATATCTGGGGACGTATTGTCAACGTCTCTCGCGAGGTTCTGACGAATCCGGTTTACTACCTGAGCGACACGGATTACCGCGCGGTGATTTTCCTGAAGGCTCTCAGCAACATTTCGCGCGCCACAGCTCCGGCGATCAATCAGCTTTTGCTGAACTGGCTCGGGGCCGGAACGCGCGCTTATGTGGTTGACGCTGGCAACATGGCAATGACGTACACGTTCGAATCCCCGCTTACGCCAGTTCAACTCGTCATCATTCAAACGTCCGGAATATTCTTGCGACCAGCAGGAGTCTCCGCTAATATACAATCACAGAGTTTTCCGGTCATTGGATTCGCAGAGATGGGCCAACCGTGGGTAACGACAATGGGGAACGGCGTATTTTCCGAAGGGGCTCTTAGTGCAGATTAGCCAGGCACCCTCCAAACTCGTCGAAGCGTTCGCGGTCAACGCGGCTCCTGCCGGAGGGTATGGGGGAAAGCGGACGGTCCCTGTTCCGTCGCAAACCGGCACTACGCCAGGCGCGGCCTCTTACAACGATGGATTTCCACCGCTCACCATGACTCCCCTTACAGGGGGAGGCGTAGTCATGAGCGGGCTGGACATGAACGGGATTTTGAACGAAGCAACGGCCGTTGACTGGTGGATGAGCGCCGGGGCCGGCTTCAAGTACGATTCGGTTTTTTCCGCCGCAGTCGGAGGGTATCCCGCCGGCGGTCGCGTGCTCAACGCTGCCGGTACCGGATACTGGCTTTCGATTGTAGACAATAACGTCACTGATCCCGATACGGGCGGGGCCGGTTGGGTCCCTGAGTCCAAGCGAGCCGTCGCGAGCGTTTACGCTTCCGCACAGCAAAGCATCGCAAGTGGGATCAATAAGATCCTCTGGGACACGGCGGAATTCGATACCTTCGGACTCTGGGACTCTGCGAATAAACGGTTCAAAGCTCTTTGGGCCGGCGTCTATAAACTGTCCGGATACATCTATATGCCCTCCCCGGCGTCAGGGCAGCTCACGGCTACCTCAATTTACCATAATGGCTCATTAGCTAAAGCGTGTTTCGTTTCTCCGCAAACGACCGATCAACCTTTGGGATTTCCTTTCGAAGCGATGGTTTCCTGCGCTGTCAATGATTACCTGGAAGCATTTTTGAATATTCCCAACACTGGAATTTTAGCCGGCGTCGTCGGAAGTAATCAAGCGTACGTCTACGGCCAAGTGGAGTACATGGGGACATGAGTCAAAAGCTGCTATGCCGAGCTAAGGTCGTCGTGGAAGTGATCGGGATTCTCTTTTTTCTTTGGCTGCTTTGCATAACTGTGGATGACGCGTTCGCTCAGGAGCAGTTAAGGACGCAGGTAGCTTTGCAGCAACAGACCCTCAATACCATCGTCAGCCAGGGTGGAACTTTTGATCAAATGAACGCTCATATGCATAACACGGACGAGGAGGTTCAGAGGCAGCGGGACTTCAGTAATAGACTTCGGGGCCTTCTGTATGGGCTCGGGGGAGTTCAGGGGCTCAATTTGATTTTGGCATCCATCACTCTAAAGAGGACGGCACCGACACCATGAGAAACTGGCCACAACCGTTTTGGGCTGTCATCCTTGCGGGCATGGGAGTTGCGCTCGCTATCGCTGTTCTCCTGAGCCCTCATCCTACTACTGAAAATATTCGGCTCGCCGTTCTTACGATTGCGAGCGCACTTGTCAGCGGAGCGCTCGGATATATCGGTGGCCACGCTGCGGCCTCGCAAGGCACTACGGAAGTCAGCTCGACAACCGCAAACCCTATCCCGCCGGCATAACCGGCCGAACCCCAATAACCGCAAGGAAGGCGGAAACAATGAGCTTTACGAGCGTTCTCAGCACTATCGGTAAGGACATCAAAGGCGTGTTCGCGTGGGTCGGAAGTCCGGCCGGACAAGCGACACTCGCGGCAGGAGAAGCAACCGTGGAAGCTGTTTATCCTCCGGCGACAGGTCTGGTCAATCTGGCGAATACCTACATCTCAGAAGCGATCAAAACCGAAGCGCTCGCGGCAGCGGCGGGAAGTCAGAATGGAACAGGGGTCCAGAAGCTCGCAGCGGTCACCCAGGCTGTGACGCCCTCTGTCCTTCTGTACGCACAGCAAGCTGGCCTGGCGGTTCCAACCTCTTCTCAGATTCAGGCTGCGGCTAACGGTATCGTGGCGTTCCTGAACGCCTTCGGCACTACGGCCTGAAGGATGAACCGCTACATAGCGAATGGCATCGGGCTCTCAGCAATGGGGGCCCTTTGCATTACCGGGTGGGCCGCGTATCAGGTCGGAGCGACCGTGCGGGAGAATCGCGCTGAGATTCGGACGACCGTATCCAGCTCGCGGCTCGGGCTTGCCGATGTCTTCGCGGAGTCTCGTGACGTGACCATTGCGCTCCTGAAGCCCTGTAAAGCAGGCAAGCCAGCGACGTGCGGCATGATCCCCGCCGCAGAGCAAGTCGCGCAGAATACTGGCGCGGCGGTCAGTGCGATCCAAACTCAGGTCGCCCAGACTCAGCCTCTGATCCAGAATGCAGCCCTGGCTGTCCAAACGACTTCCGAACATCTCAATAAAACCGTCGATGCCGTCACACAGACGACACTGCAGGCGCGCGTGGACCTGGTGACGCTCAATGACTCCATCGGGGCGACAAAGCCACTCCTGGAGGCGTATACGCGCTCTGGAGTGGATTTGAATGGACTGCTGGAAGGCCCGGCGCTGCGCAGCATCCTGAGCAATACCGCCAACATGACCGGCTCGGGCGCTGGGATCATGGCGGACGGGAAGAAAGTTACGGACCAGGCGACGGCTGATTACCTGAATCCGAAGCCCTGGTATCGCAAGGTTGGCCGTTACGCCGGGGATGCGTTCGACTACGGAGCGCTCTTCGCGCGGCATACGCCTTAAGCTATTGGATCGTCAATTCCCGTGACGTGTTCTGCTGCATCCAGGCTTCCCTTGGCGTTTCCCCGGTCACGTCGAAGTAAGCTCGCCACGCGGCGTCTTCGCGTTGATATTTTTGCTTCAGGTACCAATACTGCCGGATGCTCACGGCGTTGTGGATGGCTTCTCCGACTACAAGAAGGTTAGTCCATTTCGGATTGAGAGTGTCTCCGTCGATGTGGTGGACATGCTCGTCTTTCTTCAACTCGCGTCCAAGGGCCGCTTGCGCAATCAGGATGTGAACGTACTTCCCGCGCTCAGGGCCGACTCCCATGCGTGGATAGCCTTTCTCATTGATCCACGTTCCGAGCTTCATCTTAAAGGGGGCCATCAGCCGTAGTATCCCACATCCCTTAATATCTGTTCGCAATTTTCGAAGTACCAACCGTAATCGATATCTTCCGGGAACTCTTCAGGTAGCACCATGCAGGGTTTCCCGCCGTATGACAAGCTGACTGTGTTTCCGTTTGTGTTGTAAACGATGGAACCCGGCGCGCTCTTTGAGTAATACCAGCGGATTGCTCTCCCTAGATATTCCGGTCGCTGCGGCGCAAAGCACGCGCGGTAAGCGTTGGTCGCGTCCGTCAGTATTCCGCCGCGCGCCCATTTGCGACCGTTCTTAAGCCAACCGTTCGCGGCGAGGGTGGGGGCCATATCTCGAATCAGTTTCACTCGCGGCCCCTCGCCCCACAACTTAACGGCTCCCCCGTTGACCTGACGGACCTTGACGAACTTTCGGATATCCCGGCACGCCGCGATGCTGTAGAGAAGAGGAATTCCTTTGCTTAAAAACTCACTGACCGCATCGCCGCAAATCTCCACGTCAGGGTTTTTCTTTTCGATCAGGCCGGCCGTTGAGTACTGCCCTTTGCGTTTCACCTCACCGTTCATCTTGATCGCAAAATAATTGTTCACGTCCCGCACGTAGATAGCCCGATAGTCGTCGGTTTCCATTTCGAGCCCGGTCACTTTTTGCCAGTACTCGATGATGTTCTCACTAACCGGGATCTTAGTGCGCTTGCATTTGATAATGATTCCATCCGTGTTCGCGGAGACTACCTGAATCCCTTGCATTTCATGCCACTCGATCAGCATCAGCAAAGCGAGCTGGCCGGTCACGGTGGTTTGAATCAGCATCTCAGGGGCGAAGAGAATAGAGAAGACGGAACCTAACTTACCGAAGGTGCCGTTGATCATAATCTTGCCACCTTCGTTCTCTACGTGAGCAATCCGAAACTCAAAGCTCTCTGTGTCTCCTGCAGATTTCAGGGTTTTTTCGAGGCTCTTCGCGTCCAGCCGTTCATCGATCAGAAGCTGGTAAATTTCACGGAAGACTGGCCCGAGCGCGGGAGGATATTTCCCGGACATCAGAATAAGTCGGGGGTAATAGCTCGCAACGTCGCAATCTCTCAGAGCGTAAGTCTCATCCGCAATGTGAACTGCTTTCTTATCCTTTGAATGGAGACCGCCGATCCCGAGCCTGTAAGTGGTATTTCCGAGCGGAATTTCCAGCCCTTCGAGTGCTGCGGGCATCTCTATGGCTCCGCTCGCTCCGAGCTGGAAAATGGCCCCTTTAATCTCTTCAAAGGCTTTTTTTAAGACGGGATCGACAAACCCCATCCAATGAGGCGCGTCGTAGCGGAAACGGACGTTCCAATCGATTTCCGGCTTATAAATGCGTGCGCCGGTAGCATCCTCGCAACGTCGTTTGATGACAGTTTCCGCAAGTTGGGCGTCCGACTTACTACGGAGATCCATGTTGTAACGCTTGCTGAGATGGTCTCGCATGACTCTCTGAGGCTCAAGAGCGACGTACAAATCGCGGAGAACCTCTAAGTCATTTTCGCAATAGGAATCGACCTCTACAATCTGCGCGTCGGTAAGCCACGCCGTATCCTCATAAGGTAAGTCGCGCATCAGACGGCAGTGGATGCGACCGGCGTATTGCTTCTGGCTCCCCGTACCGGGAAGCACTTCCATCACATCGATGTGGTCAGGGGGCCGCCACTCGGTAGAGGTTCCTAACTCCCAGGGCTTACGCTGCTCAATGATAATTTGATCGTTCATCCATTTAAGTTGTTCGCAGGTAAACCCCGAGATCGCGCAGGAAATCATCGGAACGTCGTAAAAATTTCCGTTGAAACTGACGACCGTAAAGAGATCGAAGAGAGTAGCGATGCGACGGCGAGTACCGGCGTCAAACGACTGGCCTGAGTAAAGAGGGAAGCTGAAGACCTGACCGGGCGGTCCTATCTTCAGCAGCCAATAGTTTGGGAAGCATTCCGTGTCGAAGAAGGCGACCGGCTTCCCTGTCGGCGGGGGCGGGATCATTTTCCGTTGACGTAAGCGCGAAGTGCGTTCAAAGCGATTCGATCAACGCAAACGATGCTCGTTGTTTCGTGAGCCTCGGGCCACTCCGCAGTTAGCAGCACCTCGTTAACAAACCCCTTCAGCTCTCGCAGATCAGCGGGAGCCTTAGTCTCGGAAGCCTTCGGAGGCTTACCTGCCGCCTTTGCCGCCTTCGCGTCGGCGGCCGTCACTTTGCCTTCTTTCTTCAGAAGTTCCTTTTGCTGCGCCGATGTGAGCTTCGAGATAGCAACGGCAGCCGACTCTTTGACCCTGCCGCTCTTAACGGCCTTCTCGGCTTCGGGTGTCAGGGTGATGAGGGAGGCGGTGTCCTTCACCCACTTAGCGGCTTTCTTCAGATCCTCAGCGCTCGTCGCGGTCGGAAAATAAATCTGCGCGACTTCCTCTTCGGTCATCTGGAAAGAGCCTGTAAGCCGACAGACGTTGTGGGCATCATCAACACGTGTCGTATCCGTGCGAAAGCGATTCTCCGAGATGTTCATCAGGAACGCGGAACGCTCATTGCACTTGATGTAAGTGCAACGCAACTCCAGAGGTTTCGGGCTGAGCTTCTGTTTGTTGATTTCGCTAACGGCACGCCAGCGCGAGAAGCCAGCGGCAAGGACGGGCGTTCCCCCGTCGTTCCAAATAGCAACGGGGGTATGCTGCCCGTTTTTGAGAATGTCCGCGATGAGCCATTCGATGTCGGGCAGTTCATGACGGCCGTTCAACTCCGCACGGACGTCGATTCGTTCCGGAGCGATGCGGTACTCGCTCGTTCGATTGTGGACGACTTTGAAATCTACAGCCACGAAAAGCCTCCTTCAAGGCGGGGAATAGGGAGGCTTCCGGCGCTCCCCGAGCCGTTGAGATTACCCCAGCGTCATGTATTCCTGTTCGATGAGCTGAGCATCCGTCCAGCCACCGGCAAGGAACGCTTCGTGCGTTATGGTGCCGGCCTTTGCAGTCATCTTAAAAGGGGATGCAGTCGCAGGAGGAACCGGAATAGCACCAGTGGTGGGCGAAGGGACACCAGCTCCAGGCGGCGGTCCAGGTGGCGGAGGCATCTGAACGAATCCGGGAACTGGAGCTACCACCAAAGGCACTGGCGCTGGCGGTCCAGCAAACATAGGGAGCGTCGGAGGGGCGGGAAGGGTGGCCGGAGGCGGCGTCAGACTCGCGCCAGCGGGGAGCGGAGCAGAGCCGAAGCCCGCAGCTTCCACGTTGGGACCGAAACTGATCTCTCCCAACGGACTGAAGGCTCGGAAAGCGACCATGGAGTGATTCAGGTACACGCCAGGATTGTTTTGCTG